GTAGCAGCATCTGAACGCTCAAATTCTGCTCTGCTTAAATGCTTACTTAACTGCATATTACTATTAGGTAAGTTACTCTTTAGTAAGTTGTGATAGTGTAGCAGTTACTCCACCGATTGCTAACAAATAACTACTTGCCGTAATTAATGCTGCTGGTAAAGCTACAGGTGCTGCGATTATAGCTGCTCCTACTGCTCCTGCAATGATACCTACTCTTTGTACTTTCTTCCAAAACTTAGGGGTTTTAGATAGCCATCTTTCTTTTAGTTCCATATTTCTTTTTATCAGGTAAAATACCTACCATTAATTCGCTAAATTGTATGTGTTTATGTAATTGTCTTTTGCTTGTTTGTATTCTATCTTCTAAGCAATCGTATAGCTTTAACTCTACTCTTTCAAGTTTAGATTCTAAAACCTCAAACCTTTTAGTAAAAAAGCTATACATTAAGAATATTACTAATACTAAAACACCTATTACTCCGTGTTTCTTTATAGCTTCTATTATAGGTATTAGTGCCATTTGTAAAATTAATTTATTGGTGGGAATGGTGGTGTAGGTTTAGGATTGTAAGGAATCAAATCCAAGTCCTTAACCCATAGAAATTTTACGTTTGTGCAGAAGTTCATCTCTTCAGTTGAGATAATCCAATTATCATCCACATCTTGAATAGGATTGAAGTAGCTATCCTCAGTGTATTGCTGACCTACCAATTCATCTTTCTGTACCTCTGTAAGCAGTCCTACATAGTTAGGATATTCTGCTTGTTTTATGTCTGTTAGTTTCATTATACTTGTCTTGATAATGTAGTTTGAAACGCTTGTACCGCAGTGTAGAAGTTAGCTGCTTCTGCGTCTGTAAGTCCATCTCCTATTGATGCTAACGCATATTGTCTATTTGACCAATAAGAATTGTTGTGAAACCTACCAATAACCATATTGGCATTCGATAGAAAAGCGGATGTTTTAGCAGATGTTAACGCTAGTGAATTGTTCTTGTAAATCTTCTCAGTCGTTGAATTAATTCTTGAAGCAATTCTCAATCCTAATGAATCAGTATCTGCTACACTTGAATATGAACCTTGATTTACTTGAATATATGTTGAACCGCTAAAATTTACAAATATAGATGGAGAGCCATTGACAAGACCATTGTCATTACATATATCTACAATAGTATTTGAATTGTTAGTTCTTGAGTATATGGATAGGTGAGTTGAATCTTGCGCTAAAGTAGTAGAGTTGTTTAATTTAGTATCAGCCCATCCATTTGTTCCATTAGGTAAAGCACCATTGCTTGAATGAGTCCAACCACCATTAAATGTCAATCTAAAAGCTGCATCTAAATCACGAGCATCCATAAAATTAAATTTATGTTTTGCCGCAGTGCCACCTACAAATGGATATAAAGCCTTCATCTTAGCAGTCAGTCCATAGGTAGTTAAGTCACTCTCAAGTGTGTTTAACGCACCTAAGATAGTGGTATCAGTTTCTCCTGTGGCTGTTATCCACGCAGTAGTTAGTGTGCCGTATGATGGCCCACTTGGCTGCACTAAATATGGATTGATTATCATACTCTTGTTCCTATGATAGTAACTTTCAAACCTTTTGCAGTGCCATCACCAATTTGGTCGATGTCAATAGTTATTTCAGCATCATCCGCCAATGCAGTGTCAGATATAACCGCAGCAGTTGCAGCAGTTGTAGATGTCTTTTCAGTATTGTCTATTGTCAGCTTTGTACTTAGTATAGTTGTACCACCCTCATTGATGTCAACCGTGAAGATACTACCTGATGCTTGAGCAGTAGAAAGAGATGCGCGAACCGCAGTAACTGTCATTGCATAAGGCATTCTAAAAGTAACCTTTGCAGTACCTGTAGTAAGTGCCGTAGTTTCATCTGACGCAGCTACTTGCACCTCAGTAGGCAAACCACTTTGAGCAAATGTCTTAACGTTTGCTCCTGTAACTCTCTTAGTAACGTACGATGCACCGCTAACCTCAGATATAACCATTAAATCCGTAGCCGCAAGTGCTGCGCCTTTAGCCGTTAGTTCACTTATTTTCTTTTCTGCCATTTTGTATTTTTTATCGTTCTAATAATGTTTCGCCTGAATAAGAAGCATCGTATATCGCTCCAAATCCACCGCTATTAAATAATGTTTCGTCTATTAGAAAGTCCTCTGCTTCTGTAACAAAGAAATCAGAATTCTCAGCAATTAGGTTTGTAGTCTCTAAACCACCGCTGCTTCCATCTGCTCCCCAACTAATCGTGTTAAGAACGCCTTGTCCCCATCCTATTGTGTTCGCCATCTTTCTCTACTTTCTTTAAGTATAACTTTAACTTTTGTATATTGTTTTCTTTTACCTTGTACTTCTTCATAAATACCACCCATTTAAGTTATTCTCTCCTCGTGGGTACATATCACCGTTTGAATTAGAATTATACTCTGGGAAAGATGCCGTGTTAAAATTAATGTAGTCTACAAACCTTTGCGTATAGTGTTGTGCTATTTGTCGCTGCTTTTCTACTAAGAAATCTACTTCGTTTTTTTCTACTGTAGTAGCGTTCTCTGAATCGTGTTTATATACTCCTTTGTTAGCGATTGTATAAGCTGCAAAAGGTAAATATTCTACCATTGCCCAATGTATAAGCATAGGCTTTATATAGTCAATTAAAAGATTGTTATACGCACTTGGTATTGTATAGACTGAACTGATTGTTACCGCTCCATTTGTACCACCTGCTACCGTTGCAGTATTTCCAACTTTATAACCCGTTCCTGCCGTGTTTATTGTGGCGTTTGTAATTAACCCTGCCGCAGCAGTAATATTTAATTTTAAACCCGTTCCCGTTGCGCTTGTTGTACTTCTGTCTGTTCCCGTTGTATAACCTGTTCCTTGATTTGTTACAGTTATTGCCGTTGGGATTCCTGACGTAGCTAAAGTAATTTCAGCTTTAATTCTATTTAACAAGTCTGTACCTAACATAGTTTGTATGTGTACATCCTGCGCTATTTTGATAAACTGAATAAATTTATCTGTATCTACATTACCATTTACCGCAGTAAATTTAACTAAGTCTGTTCTCGATATTAAAAGTGCTTCCGCCATTATTTTCCGTAATTAGGGTGGTGTCCGTTGTTAGGCATATCTATAGGTGCTACTTTGCTTTGTGCATTACCTGTAGGTCGTGGGGTGTATGATTTAGGAATAGAGTTAACTTCCTCAGATGAACTCAAAGACTTATCCTCTACATATCCTTTACCATCTTTTTTAGTCTTTAGCTTGTAAAGAACCTCATTCCAATAGTGAGAACAATTAACTCCACCTTTGAATTTGAACAAGTCGTAAGGTTGCCCTTTATGTCCTAATTGCTCATTTACCCCTGCTCTACTTGCTTTATCGATGTCTTCTAAACGATATACTACTCCGTTTGCAGTTCGTGCCATCATTTTAACACAAAACTCTCGTGAGTTAGCTTTATTATATCGTGCTGCATATTCATATCGAACCTTGTAAACTGATTTGTCTAAGTTAGATTCTCTACTTGGCTCTGATTTAATTACAGATGCTAAACGTGCTAATACGCTTTTCTTTGGATTTAAAGCATTATTTACCCATTCCTCTGTACTTATATTGTCCGCCTTTACTTCACGCTCTGTAACGCGCTCCCATTCGTCTCCTAATACTTCTCCTGCTAAGTCGTTTAATAGAACTTCTAACTCTTCATCCGTAGCTTCTGAACTTAACTGCGTTCCTGTTTCTTGTGCTACTTGCTCTTCAGTTTGAGCATTCTCTAAATCTGTAAATTCAAGTGGTTTAAGAGTTCTAAAGAATAGGTTAAGACTGATTCCGTTAACTGCTAACATTCTATCAATAGCACTAAGCAATATTTCTTGTTTTGGTCTTACAACTAAATTATCGAATAATACAAAGCTATTTTGTAACTCATCTGCGTTTGAACTAAATCCATTTGTTGAAGCAATACCGAAAAGTAGAGGGCTTGTAACGTTATGCGATAACATAATCTTACGCATACACTCCTCACTTAATTGATTGTATAAATCGGGTGCATTGTCTACAGGAATAGAATCTATTGTAGTTTTACTTTCAGCGTTGTTATTAAATGCTACGATTACTCGTTGACCATTTGCGCCTGTAAGTTTAGACATAACCTTAGAAGAGATAATATCTTGCTCCTCTGGGGTTGGTTGTCCATTATTGAAGTTTACTACCGTGCGAGAACTAAAAGAAGATTGCACCTCAGAAATTAAATAGCTTGATATCTCTTCTTCTAATACTGTGTAAGGAATACCACCTTGATAATCTACATAGCTAAAGTATTTCATCCCTACCGAATAAGGTTGAATGAACATTATTTCTACTTGCTCATTACCAAATCCAAATGCAGGAATTCTTTTCGGCGCGTAGTTTCTTAAATCTTCCCAATTATCAGAATAGTAATAGGCTTCGATTTGTCCGTCTTTATTGCACTTCTCAGGTGCTAAAAGATGCACAGGAATATGATATGCCTTTAATACTTTGCTTCTATCCTTAGAATAATGTACCTGAAACGCTGCTTGTCCCAACATCTCAAAATCTAATACTACTTTACGCATATCGTCTGCGTTAATCATAGCCATCATCTGAGCGTACTCGTTAGGCTTTCTTGAAGCATCTACTGCGCTTAAACCTTTACCATATACCAAACGGCTAATATTGTTTATAATAGCGTTATTAGTAGTAGAGTTTTTATATCTATCAATTAAGAACTGATAGTAAGAGTTATTTTCTCCATACGTTACCCATTCATTCTTCTTTGATTCCTCAATGACAGGTGCTTCGTATTTTGCTAAATTTAAGATGTGTAGATTACTCATAAATTATAAAGTCGTTTGTTGTGGTCGAACTTACATACTGACCATTGTTTACGCTAAATGATACCAAAGGCTGATTAGTACAAAATATCTTGTCTTTAAATACTATATCACTCCCGTTTTTTAATACCAACATATAGAAATGATTTTCAACTAAATCAAATATAGCTTCTATAGTGTGGTAATATTGACCTATTGTAGAAGTTATAATATTTACGCTTTGAGTATCATTTGTTTGCTCGTCAGTTAACTCCAAAGTATCATAGCTTTCCTCTCGTGGAATGAAGCTAATAATTTGGCTTGTAGCTGATACATTTAATACTATCATACTATAATAACTTAAAGCACATCAAATTGTTTTAAAAAAGAAAAGGGTAACCGAAGCTACCCTAATCCAACTATTATGAAAGAAAAACTATACTGTTACAATAGTCGCGTTAGATAGAACCGTTCTAAGCCCTACCTCAGTTGAACAATTCAAGAAGTTTGCAGGGATATTCTCCATTCCTGTGAACGTCAAAGTGTATCCAGAAAAATCCCCAAGTGCCGTTCCGTTAGAGATAGTACCCGCAGTTACATCCATTCCTCTCTCTACACCTGCAAGAAAGAACTGATTGTTTCTGTTTCTTACCACGATGTGAGGTCTTCCGTAAGCAAGTAGCTTAACCATTTTATGGGTAGCTACATCTTGCTTTTTCAAGTTAGCAACTAAAACCTGCTCCACAAAAGTAGTTCCGTTGTCTCTTGAAGAGTTTATCGTTTGCTCAAAAGAGTTAGTTCCTTTAAGTTCGAATTTATACACGTTTGTTACGTTGTTAATGTCATCAATAACATCCGTGTTGGTAACGTTATACGTTAAATCATTTGGGTAAGAATAGTCTCCGTAATTGATAATGTAGATAGCATCTAAACCACCTACCGCATCTTTACAAGGCTCTATTCTTCCGTTTGCAATATCACAGCTCATTTGTTAAAATTTTAACACTTTGTTAAAGTGTGGTTAATATTTTATAAAAAAAGGGTGGTAGATATTCCACCACCCTCGTTATTTTATTGGTTAAGATTAGTTAGCTGAGTTAGTTACACCGTAAGTAACACAATCTCCTGCGAATCCGTATTTAGCATCGGCAGTAAAACGCATAATTACTCGTACGTTTTGAGAACCGTCAAGGTCTGCCATATCGATAACTTTAACTTCATTCAAGTCAGAAAGAAGACCCGTAGCGAAGTGTAGGTTAGAAGACTGAGTTAAAAGACCTCTGTTATCATCAAGACCATAAGCCAAGAAGATTGGAATACCATCGAAAGAAAGTGAACCGTTAGTATACCACTGAGTACCTTGTGCGTTAACACCATTAGCACCCAAACCTGATGCACCGAATCCACCCAAAGCACGGATATAAGCACGTACGATGTTAGAAGAAAGATACAATTTCAAATCAGGTTGTCCGTACAAACGTGATGGACAAGCGTCTACGATTTTACCAAGTTCAGCGATAACGTCACCTGCATCTACTGTAGTACCTGCTACCTCTTGTGCGGATGGTAAAGCAGAATCAACTGCAAGTTGGCGCATAATACCTGAGAACTCACCTGCAGAAGCGTTGTTACCTTCCCAAA